AAATCATTCATAGGGAAGTCCTCTTTTCTGTGAATTGGTTGTCGTTAACTTTATTCTACAGAAGCGACTTCCTTTTTTGTATGGATTTTTTCATTTACACAAAATATTTTACACTCTCGGATAGCTTTTGGATTTTTACAGTAATTTTATCTTAATAATAGCAATATTATTACTTCTAAATATTTGGTTTTTTGATAAGAGTAGAAATGCAGGGATAGGTTTTAGAACCAAACGAAGTACGTCTTCTGAAAAAAGGTGGGTATATTCACAGACTATTTTTTACGGAGGGGTTATTTCAATCAGTTTACTTTCTTCAACACTTTATTCTTTTAATGTTATAGACGTTTCCATGTCAAATTTTATATCTATTATTGGAATCCTTATTTCTGCAATTATTACACAACTACTTCTTGTGTTTGAAGAGAAGTCAAAAAATAATTAAAGCAATTATGCCTTTTAGTACAGGAATTATTACTTCTTACAAATGTATAGCGAATGTGAAGCCTGCTGTTTTAATTGTTCTAGAAAAACTTTTGAGTGAACAATTATTTTATGTTAGGATGAATTAATTTCTCTAGAGTTTATAATTAAAAAAACTTATTTGAAGGAACATGCTTAAACCATAATTGTGTTTTTCCTTCCATCAGCATAAAAGTTCACCTCAAAAAGAGTGTACAAACAAAAGTTCTTTTTGTAAACCTTAAAATAGATTTTCCTGAATACGTATTGGGGATTTCTAAATGTTTGAATGTTTTTTTGAATGCAAAATCAATGCAAAAAATTTTGTATTTCTCTACTTTTCTCTCCTTGACCAAAATAAAAAAACGTTGATTTAACAACGTTTTTCATACATGTTTATCTGTCTCAACCATACATATATGGAGACGGCGGGAGTTGCTTAAATACTATTATATCAATGCTCAAATTTAATTGAATGCCATTTTGAATGCCACATAGCTAGAAATCTATAAATTTATTGAACTTATCTGCTAATTGTTCTTTGGCAAGTTTAGATACATGAGCATAAGTATTCATAGTAGTTTGGATGTCCTCATGACCTAATCGAAATTGCACCTCTTTTAGTGACGCACCCATTTCTATTAATAAGCTAGCTTGAGTATGTCTGAAGCCATGCACAGTGATTCTAGGAAGTTTTTTCTTTTGTTTTTTATCCATTTGATCTTGGATGTTTAAAAGCCATTTTCGTGATGTATCAAGGCTCATTATATCATGTGGATTTTTAGCATTAGTTTGACCAAAAATCAACCAATCATCAGATGGAGGAAGGGCAACTTTTTTCCATTCATTAAGCTTGTCTAAAGTACCTTGATCGATTGAAATAATTCGGCTAGATCCAACCGTTTTGGTTGTATCAATTTCTAGTCCATTTGCAGTTCTAGTAACGGCTTTGTAGATATTGACTGTTTTAGCCTTGAAATCTATATCTCTCCACTCAAGAGCGCCTGCTTCTTGTTTTCGCATACCAGTCATAGCTAGTAATCTAAAAAAAGCTTGAATCTTTAGGTTTGGCTGATTATATAGTTCATCAAGAAACAATTTCAATTGTTTTTTATCATAGAATGGTTCTTCAACTGTTGCTTTTTTCCTTCTTTTCGGTTTGCGTATGGCATCTGTAGGATTGGACTCTATTATACCAAATCGAACGGCGTATTTAAAAACTAGTCCTGTGTAATTCATCATTTTAGGAGCTGTATCATATTTATTTGCCCATTTATCCATTAATTTTTGAATTTTGATAGGCGTGATTTCAGAAATATATATGTCGCCGAGTTCTTCTAATACATGATTTTTAAAAATTCTTTCTGTTTTTAATAATGTAGATCCTCGTACTGTTCTTTTGTATTCAGTCATCCATAAATCATATACGTCTTTATATGTTTTTGGTTTTTCTTTTGTTAATAAATTATCCTCGTATTCACTTTGCAATCTTGCGAGTGCTAATTTTGCTTCACGTTGAGTTTTAAAATTTCGACGAGTAGTTTTAACAGACTTTCCTGTTTCTGGATTGATTCCCAAATAAGCTTGGAACTTCCACGCTTTTTCCCCGTTCTTTTTCTTATATTGTTCAAATTTAGCCAATTGAATCAACTCTCTTTCTCTGATACAATAGGTACTATAAAGAAGCCTATTGTTAGGTTTTATCATTTTTGCACAATCTAACTCTTGGCGGGGATGGATTGTGCTTTCTCTATATTAATTAATAAAATATGGTGTTAATAAATTAAATGAGGTGATTAATATAAAACTAAATAAAAAAGAAATTTCCTTAATAGAAGAGTTAGTGACTGAATTTTTATATCAACATCCTCAGCTTAATGATATAGAATATGACAATGAGGGTAATCCCTATGAATATAAAGATGGATATATTTCTTATGATTCTTACGGTCCAACAAAAATTAAGGAAATAAATCAGTTAACTTATAAGTTAAAATCTTTCACATAATAGTTGTTGAAAATATTTTTGATTCCATTCATCAAATTAGTACACTGATCTTTAGAAGTAAAACCTTGGTTGTAGTGAGAAACAGAATTTCTTATTAAAAACAAACCTCTTAAGTATGTTTTTTCCCTTTTTTTTAATTTAATGGGCTGTCTACTTAGATATTCAATGTAAATTTTGGCAGTCGCATCATCAGGGAAATTATTGTCAATCATACTATTTTTTTCTAAAATTAAATATAGTAAATGTTCTAGAATGCCACCTAGTCCAGCAGCGCATACAAACCATTTTTCGTTGTTGTAAGCATAAAGACATTCATCAAATTCTATTGTAAATTGTTCATTATTAATTTTTTTCAACATCTCTTCAAAATTGTATCGTTTAGCCCGAATAGTGGCACTATTAAAGTCAACTAATTCTTTTGAAGGGGTGGCTAATTTTTCAATACTTTTAGATTCTTCCTTAACCCAATATTCAATCCAATTAGCAACAATAGAAAAACCGTTTACTGAATTAATAATTATATTTGCTCCTATATCAGGAATAATTTTTTCTTCAATAAGGAAATTAATCTTTTCTAATTGATTCAATTTATAAAATCTTGGGCTTGAAGTTTCGCTAACTGCATCTATAGTGACAAATTCATCAGTGCTGCTATTAGTTGCAAAGAAAATCAGCTCTCTTTCACCAATTTTTTTGTTCCCTACTCCTATACACCAAATTTTAACGTAATTATTTTTCCAAAAAAATAACTCTTCGTCAGATTGTTCAGGTTCTATCAGAGATAGATGATATAAGTATTGTAATTTTGAAAAATAAAGAAATTCATCTTTTTCATCATCTATTGCTTGAATGGTTACTTTTTCCTCTAAAAAGTTTATAGTTTTCTTATTTATTTTTGGTTTCATTTCTACTATTTTTTCTTCAATTTCAGGTAATGTCATTTCTTCAGGTGATCTAGTACTTAAATTCGTCATGCTTATCCTCATTTCTCTGATACAATAGACACGTGAATAAGCCTATTGTGTAGGTTTGTTTTTTCTTAGAACACGCTCGCTTTGGTCGGTGGGGCGTGTTTTTTTATTTTCTTAAATCAAATGTCACGTCAAATTCTTTATAGCTTTCTTCATCATAATTATCAGTGTCATAGTCAGCTTCCCATTTTAGACGGATATTAGCTACGTTGCTGACATCTTCTATTTTAGGAACCGAGAAAGTCACGATCCCTTCTTTTGATACGCCACTTAAAATTTCTCCGCCAATACTATCACTTAAAAACATTTCAGCTTCTATTTGCTGCCCTTCAATTACTAATGTAGATTGATCAGGATAAATATTAAAGTCTGTATCAGACGTATTATCAATCGAGAAGTACACCTGAACAGCATATTTGTTTTCTAAGCCTTGTTTTTCAACCTCATCATCAGTGAGTTCTGCGATTACAACTTTATTGATTTTTGTCACTAGCCCTTTCCAATCTTCTGAAAAGTCAGCAGAATACTCAGCACGATTAACACTTGGACTCTCGCTTTCAACTATACTAGTTTCCGTAGTTTCATCTAAAGACGACTCAACAACAGAAGATGATTCAGAAGTTGAATCATTTTGAACGGTTGCAGTTCCACTAGTAGTTGAAGTATTATCTGTACTTCCGCAGCCAGATAGTGTTACAATACACAATAACAAAAAACTAAACACTCTTTTTTTCATTTCTTTCCCTCTTTTCTGGTATAATATATTTGTGATCTCAGAAATGAGGTATGAGTCCGTGTTGCAGCACGGGTTTTTTTCTTTATAACTTTTTTAGAGATTATAGGCAAAATAGTAGGGCATAAAAATATATTATTGAATTCCGTATTTAGAAAATCCTAATTGAACTTCACCGGAAGTCTTTTGCTGTGTTGTACGCAATGCTTCTTCTTCAGACATTCCATTCTGTACTTTCCATGCAACAGGCGACATCCCGTATTTGTTAACAAAATCAGTAAGTGATAAAGTGTCAGCGTCTTGCTGAGCGCTTGTTTGTTGGGCTTCTGGGTTTTGTTGTGATGCTGCTTGTTGTTCTTTCTGATCTTGACTGATAATATTGCCAGCATCATCTGTAGTCAATCCATTTTCATAAAGGGCCACGCCGAAAGCTTCCCACTCTTTGTTGGACCAATTTGCACGATCAGCTGGAGTTGACTGTAAAGTGCGTTGTTTCATCTGTTCATATGTTTCTTCTTGAGGTGCGGTTTGGATTGTATCCTGACTGGAGCTTATAACTGTTGGGCTAGGTTCCGCCGTAGCTTGGTTGGAGCTTGTAACTGTTGAACTAGAATCTGTTTTAGATGTAGATTTGCTAGTAGATGAACTGGTTTCAGTTGTTTCTTTTGTTTTACTTATTTTTGTTTCTTGGTTAGAAGTGGTATCTGTTGATTCAGCTTTTTTATTATTTGAACAAGCTGAAAGTAGCAGAGCAGTACTTAACAACAACATAACGCTAACTTTTTTCATTTTATAATTCCTCTTTCTCGTTGTAATATGTGTGCTAACACGAGCTTTTTTATATAAGAAAACGATAAGCGCTTTCTGGAAGTCCGTAAAGATTCTTTAATTCATCGATTTTTTTAGGATATTGATCATTATCTTCTTTATAAAGAGAAACAATGAGATTAGCAGCAAAGCAATTAGCTTCGCTTTCAGATTTGCTTCTAGATGTTCTTGTTGATACATAGTAACTGGATAAGCCACGATGAAAAATAGCGTGGCCTAATTCGTGAGCGCAAATGTAGAATCTTTCCTCAGAGTCTCGCAGTTCATCATTTAAGAAGATTATTGCACGACCTCTAATTTCTTGAAACTGTCCTTTGGGATTTTCGATAAAAGGAACGTATTGAATTTTAATGCCCATCTTTTCACAAATATAAAAAGGATTAGCGGACTGGTATTTCCGCTTCAACTCCTCGACTAAATTAATCGTATCCATCTCCATAAGCTCACATCTTTTTGCCTTTTTCTTTGTCTTCTTTCACAATATCCCAGAAAGTCGCTATAAGGATATCTTTTACGCGCTGTATTTGTTCAGGTGTCAATGTTTCCCCACCATAAGACATATTAACATTTGAGTCTAGTAGTTTATCAAGTTCAACCACTTCCTCTTTTGTAGCCCATTTGGGAACATTATTATTTCCCAATAAATAATCAGTTGTGACACCAAAATAATCAGCAACTTTCTTTAAGTTCTCAGATTTCGGCGAAGCTTTATCCCATCTTCTTATTTGTCCATTAGAGATGCCCACCTGTCTTTCTACTTCTGCTATAGTCACATGCTTTTCGTCTGCTAATTCTTTAATCTTAGTAACTAAACTCATTATTATCAACCTTTCAAAGCTGAAAAGAAAATAAATAGCTTAAAAGTTATATTTTTAGTTGACAATTAGCTTTTAAGCTAGTATATTTAATTCGTAAGCTAAATTGTTAGCTAAATAAGAGCAACAAAAATCTCTACTAATTTAAAACATTCTCTCGGTCGGCAAACTTAGAAATGTTATTTTAGAGGCTTTTTATAAGTCTTATTTAACTATGTATTCATAATAGCTTAAAAGCTAATAAGTGTCAACGATTTAGCTAATTTTTTAGCTTATAATTATTTGTTTAGAAAGGAGCTATTTTTATGTCTGAGAATTTAGACTTAAAAATTCGAGCGGAGATGAGAAAAAGAAAAATGACTTTCAAAGAACTAGCTGCGCTTGTTGGTATTTCAGGAGCTTATTTATCAGATATTCTAAACGGCAATCGTGATGGAAAGAAAGCACAGCAGCATATTGAAACTGTAAAAGATATTCTAGGAATTCGATAGGGAGGAAGCAACATGAACCAGGAACTAATCAACAAAAGCGAGCTAGATTCATTACTTGTAGGATATGTGCCTAAACGCTATCTGACTCAAAAAGAAGCAGTTCATTATACAGGAACGTCAGCAGGAACTATTAATGAATGGGTAAAAAAAGGGTTGAAAGTAATCATATTCGGTGAAAACAGTCGTCCGAAATACGACATCAAAGATATCGATGAATTTATGTCGAAATATAAAGTCTAAGGAGGCAAGCTAATGGGAAAATTCAACAGAGCACTAGTATTCAGCGCACCGCTAATCGTCTATGCTTTAGGGCTTTGGGGAAGCAGACAAGCATTAATCGGCACGATCGTTTACATGGTTTGGATTTTTATAGGGCTGGATGAAGCTGAGTATAGAGCGAAAAAGCCAGTCGGGAGGGACTGACTAATGGAGATTATTTATTTCTACAAAGATGAAGAAAACAATATCCCAATTGTTGTCGAGCATACTAATAACCTATCATCAAGTTTATTAAACACTGAAGAATTCAATGAAATGATAAAGCAATTTCCTGAAGCAAAAAACAATTTATACGTACTGGTTGGAAGAACTGAATTTAAATTAAACGCGTAACTGTTTTTCTATAAGTTGAGTTATTACATTGGATGCGATTGATTCTACCATGCTTATAGATACGCTTGAAAATTTAGAGATAATCGATTTTGTATTTGACCAAACTTTTTCATCACGGATTGTATCTAAAAATTTGTGACCTTTCCACGTAATCATTCCAGTAGAAAAAGATGCTAAATCATTATTTACCCATCTAGTATTTGATTTCAGAAATTCTGTTTCATCAAGTTTAGCAAGTGTGTATTTTATAGTCTCACTATCATATTTCGATAGTTTTTCAGAGGCTAAGAAGAAGTCTAATCGTAGAAAACTTCCAAAAGAAATCTCATCCTCGATTAGAAGGAGTATGTCACGTACGCAATCTTGATTTAATTTCATTATAAACACCACCAGTTTTTACCTAAATTATACCAAAAGGAGAGAAATAAAAATGCAAGAATTAGTAATTTTGAAAAATAAAGAAGCTGTGACTACTAGCTTGCAAGTAGCTGAAGCTTTCGAAAAGAAACATAAGCATGTGCTAGAAGCAATTGAATCAGTAAAAAGATCGGTCGAAAATTCGGCCAATGTTGAAGATGTGCTCAATTTTGAGCAGATGTTTGTAGAAGGAAACGAACCGGACACGTATGGGAGAAGTCGGAGAGTTTTTTTCATGAATAGAGATGGATTTTCCTTGTTAGCTATGGGATTCACTGGAAGTAAAGCAATAAGTTTCAAACTCAAATTTATTGAAGCATTCAACGAGATGGAAGATGTCATTCGTAAAAATACTGTTCCTCAAACGATTGAAGACATGATGATCTACCAATTAGAAGAAATGAAAGATGTAAAAAAAGATGTCTCCATGCTTAAAGATACTATGCGAATTAGCGGACAACAAGAGTTTGAAATTAAGCAAAAAGGAAATATGAAAGTTATGGAAGTTTTAGGAGGTAAAGAAAGCCGAGCTTATGAAGAAATCAGCAAAAAAGTATTCTCAAAATTTTGGTCTGAATTTAAACGTACCTTTTCAATCCCAAGATATGGCGAGTTACCTCGTAAGAGATTCGATGATGCTGTTTCATTTATTGAAATGTGGTTGCCAGAAACTGCGATCCGTATGGAAATTGATCAACTGAACAGACAACAGAGACTTTTTGGTGATGACAATGAATAGAGCTGAAGCGCTAAAAATAGGCGTAATAATTGCTAATCGCTGGTGGAGACACAATAAACCAAACATCCTAAGCCAACAACATATTGATAAGCAAAAAGCATGGCAACAAATAAAAAGCGACTCCGCCGGCAAGCATTGAGTCGCAAACAAAATACATCTAAGGAGATGTTACCACATGGAAAAAGAACTTTCCACTCTAGATCAATATTTAACTGATCCCGAATGGGGCAAGTCGAAAATTGAAGGAGTTAACAATCGGAAAATCAGAAGAAATCTTTTGACGAACGAAGAACTAGCATGTGATCAAGATGATTTGGGGAATTTTGTGAGTATTTGGGATCATGTCTATCTTATTCATCTATCGAAGCGGTCCAGAAAACCTGAATACATCTATGTCATCGAAGATGGCTTGATTGATGCACTAGAAGAGTACGACAGAGATAACTTGATTGATATCTCTTATTACGGATCAGGTAAGAAATACATTGCTGAAATGGAGGCAGAATTTGATGAGTGAAAGCAAAGGGACAACGAACTTTGAAAAACTTTTTAGTCGTAAGTTAAATAAAATTCTCAAGAAAAAAGGAAATTTTGATTATTTATCTTGGGCTCACGCATGGGAGATTATGAAAAAGAATGATCCACAGGCAACGGTAACTATTAATGAGTATAAACACTACAGAGTTGTTTCTGGAACTCATCAAGACTTTCTTGTTGAGGAATATAAACCTTTTCTTATGGATGAAACTGGGACTTATGTATCTGTCTCAGTAACGGTTAAAGGACACACGGAAACCGAATTATTTCCTGTTTTAGATTATCGAAACCAACCAGTTGTTAAGCCAAATGCTATGCAAATCAATAACTCATTGAAGCGATGCTTTGTGAAAGCATTGGCTCTACACGGACTGGGATTATATGTATTTCAAGGGGAAGATATTCCAACACCACCTAGAATCGATACAAAGAAATTAAACATGCTAGAGACGATTCTAGAAGCTTTCAATGAGCAGATGGGTAAAGATATGACCAAAACCTTAATCGAATATGTTAATGAGCAGACAGATAAATTAGGGCTCTTAGCTGATAACGTTGAAACTATTGAACAGTTAAGCTATGAGCAATGTGCCTTGATGGAGCGAGCAATAGCAGCTAAGAGAAAAGAATTAGATAAGAAGTGATATGAGTGTTTAAACCATTAATCGATTCATATTCAGCGGTTCTCAAAAAGTTCAAAGGAAAAGACATAGGTGCAACGATCAATGAAGAAGTGAACATTGATCGACTAAAGACGATGTATGACGGCTACGATGGCGATCGAGTCATTGAAATTCGTTTTATTGATCCTAGACGTTTCACTGTACAGCAACGAAACTTCATCTATGCGCTCATAGGCGATATTTTCATCGATACAGGCATGCCAACGGACTTCTGGAAGGAATTTTTCTACTTTCGTTTTGAAGGTGTCACAGGGCGCAAAATAAGCCTGAAAGATGAATCGAATACAACTGTGAGTGATGCCAATGTCTTAGCAAATATCATCTTAGATTTCATCTTTGAACATCATATTCCTTTCAAAGAAGGCTATGAGATTTTACCAGCGAATCAAGAATATTACTTCTACAAATGCATTACAAAAAGAGTCTGCTGCATTTGTGGCAAAACAGGAGCTGACATCGATCACTTTGACAAAGCGCTAGGAAGACGAAAGCGCAAAGAAGTTGATCATTCAGAGTACACGTTTGCAGCACTCTGCAGAATCCATCACACGGAGAAGCACAAAATAGGTGTGATTAATTTCAAAAATAAGTATCAAATCAAAGGGATCAAGTTAAACCAGGAAACAATTAAGAAACTTAGAATAGGAGGGTAAAAAATATTGTCTGACAACAAACGCTACTACTATTTAAAACTAAAAGAGAATTTTTTCGATAGTGACGAGATGGTTCTCTTAGAAAGTATGCCAGATGGCTATATTTATTCTAATATTCTTCTCAAACTTTATTTAAGAAGTCTAAAACACGAAGGTAAGTTGATGTTTAATGACAGGATTCCATTTAACTCTACCATGCTCGCAACTATTACAAGACATTCTGTAGGAGTCGTAGAAAAAGCGGTACAAATTTTCCGCGATTTGCAGCTTATTGACGTATTAGATAACGGAGCAATTTATATGTCTGATATACAAAGTTTCATTGGAAAATCCTCAACTGAAGCAGATAGAAAAAGAGAATACAGAAAGAAAATAGAAGAGGCAAAACGGAATTTAATAACTGGAGGACAAGTGTCGGACAAATGTCCAGACAAAACTACACCAGAGTTAGAGATAGAGATAGAGAAAGATATAGATATAGATAAAGAAGAAAAGAAAGGTAAGTATTCTGACGAACACTTACGCCTTGCTAAAAAATTGCAAAGTAATTTAACTGAAGATTTTCCAAAAGAAATGAACAAAGTAGATATCGAAAAATGGGCAGACACAATCAGGTTGATGGAAGAAAGAGATAAAGCGTCTATAGAAGCGATTGAGTATGTGATCAATTGGCTACCTACAAATGAATTTTGGTTTGGAAATATTAGAAGTGCTAAGAAATTGAGAGAAAAATTTGAGAAGCTCAAATTCGAAATCAAAGCAGACAAGAATAATCATAAAAAGCAAAGTCAAAAACTACAGTACAGCAATCCTAGTGAATATGACGACTTGCCAATTTAAAAAGGAGATGCATCACATGGAAAGCCTAGCAAATGCTATGGAGAAGCTAATAAGAAGAGTATTAGTGCAAAGCGGAAAATGTCCAGAATGTAGCGAACCTTTGTATAGTTGGCGAGCTAAAAATAAGGATGGTTCAGAACGTTGTAAACCAACATGCATGAGTTGTGGTTATAAAGCGTTACGTGTGAAAGAGGATATACAGACCGAACGGATATATAACGACAGCTTAAAAGCACGAGCTTTGAGTTTTTTTCAAAATGGTTCGGTATTAACAGATAAAACTTTGTTTAAATGCAAAATGGAGAATTATCACGTAGTGGACCAAGAAACGAAAATTGCTTTAGAAAGAGCTAAAAGCTATGTAAATGATGTCCTACTGAACCATCCTGCACATTTCATTCTATCAGGGAAATCAGGAAGCGGAAAAAGCCACTTGTCAATGGCGACAGCTTGGGAAATACTTGAGCGCTCAAATTATGACAAGAAAATACTTTTTATAAGCTATCAAGAGTTATTAGAGCAAATAAAGTTTTCTTATAACAATGCTGAACTGAGAAAAGAAATTGAAGGATCGCTTATAGCCGATATTAAAACAACTGATTTGGTGGTTTTTGACGATATTGGAGCTGAATTAGGTAGCGGGGTATCAAATAGTAGGCAGTTTACAAACAATACGTTAAACACGCTCTTGGAAGCCAGACAGAACAAGGCAACGATCATCACAACAAACTTATCTGGTCCCGAACTAAGAGAAGCCTACGGTGAAAGAATTGTTTCTAGGATATTTAAGAATTCAGAAGGTTATGCGCTGAAATTCCAACAAACAGCAGACAAGCGCATAAAACCAGTGAAAGGTAGTATCGCATGAATAAATACCGTAATAAAAAAACTGTTCATCGAGGTATCAAGTTTGATTCTATCGCAGAAGCAGAGTATTACGATCTAGCCTTGTGGCAAGCTGAAGCGAATGGCTGGAAAGTAAAACTTCAGGAAAGATTTGAGCTGATGCCGAAATTTGAACTAGACGGAAAGAAGTATCGCAAGATCGAGTATATTCCTGACTTTACATTTTATAAAAACGGCAAGCTTGTCAAAGTCGTAGATGTTAAAGGAATGCAGACAAAAGACTTTAAGATCAAGGCGAAATTGTTTTGTCATAAATATCAAGTGCCGTTGATTTTAGCTAAAAAATATCGGAATACGTTCAAGGAAGAGCGTTTTTAACGAGGTGGTCCATCATGACAACAGAAGAAGTGATTCAAATGCGAATTCGAAGCATTCAGCGTGAAATTGACGATCTGGAGCGGACAAAGGCAGTGATGGTCAATGAAACGGCGAGAAAGGCAATTGATTTGCACATAGTGAATTTAAGAAGGGAAATTCGTAGATTGGAGGAATGAATGTGGATAATAAGGCTGCAATGAAACGAATCATCGAACTGACACATTCTGAGAATTGGCAAGAAGACAAAGAAATAGTTGCAGAAGTCCAAAAGCTCGGTAAATCAATGTGGACTGAAAAGTCTAAACGGAAAACGCCGAGAAAAATTGCAATCTGGCATGGTGATCGAATTCTAGTAACAGGTACTGCTGAACAGTTATCTGAAATTACTGGATTAAGCAAAAACATTATTTGGGATAGAGCTAGGAGTTTATGGATTGATTCAAAAGGACGACAGTTTAGGTATATGGAGGAGAAATAATGGATCTCATTACACAATACAGTGACATCATCCTCAAGAAAATCATGATGAAGATTCAGAAAGACAAAAAATCAAAAGAACGAGCGGAATTAGTTAAGTTGGAAATGGCTGAAACAGGATCAGGAGTTCGAACATCGAGGCATTGGAAAGCCACTGCAAACATCGAATTTTATTACAACGAAATTCAAAAAGGGTTCGATCAGATGCGTGAGCTGGATCGGCAAACAAATTGGAGCAAGAAAATTCATCAAGATCGTTTCAAATTTGTAGAAAAGTATAGAGAGATACTAGACGAATACATGGAGGAAGCGGAATGAACACCAGACACCGCAGAGTAGCAAAACTAAGAAAACAGGAACTGAATGCACTAAAGGCAAAGTTTGAAAAAGAATACGGAGTTTCAGTAGAAGAAGCATATAAAGTAGTAAGTCAGTGTGTTGCTGATGCGAGTGAGACTATTCGTAAGTTTGGGATTTCGATATTAAATGATGATCGTAAATGGGAGGAAATGAGATGAAACTAAAAGACGGATTTTACGCTAGTAGTCACGGCATCGGCGGTTTAATGCTAGATATGCCGACAAAGAACCCTAAAACACGTAAGAAGCCAAAAGTCAAAGTCGGTGACATGGTTCGCTGTGAAGCAGAGGAGTTCATCTATCCATTTCGTGGATATGTAGAACACGTCTATAATCACTCAGCAATCATTCGTATTGAAAACACGATGGAATGTGATAAGTGGTTAGCGAAAAGCAAAGAGAATTTAGCTGTAGCGAGATTGGTGGATATTGAACTAATCAATGACAAATAAAAAAGCCGGATTGCTCCGACTGATGTAATAAATCCGACAAGTTTATTATATCACATAAAAGGAGCGGTTTGACTTGATGCAATTGTTACGAGAGGTAGATTTCAAACAGACAAGATGTAATGCGAGAGATGTGCTGAAGAACTTTCGGCGTTTGGAGCGGATGGCAGGTCGCTCTTTGATAGATATTAAGTCTCCGATTATTACGGATATGCCGAAGGCACCGAAGCACGGCAATAAGACAGAAGACGCGATCATTCAGATGATGGATATAGAAGCGGAGAGAGACGCGATTTTAGCGGCTTTGATGGCTCTTAGTCTGATTAGCCGTCAGATACTCTACTACAGCTTCTGTGACGTAAACAAGCACTCTAATTATGAAATAGGTCAATTGATACGAGGATACGGAGAGAAGAATGTAGAGAAGCTGAAATCTATCGCTCTGATCGAATTTGCAGAAGCATATAAAAAAGGCGTGTTAGTTAAGTATCGTTGATTTTGTAGGGTTTTTGTAGGGATAGTGTAGGGTTTTTGAGCGGTTTAACGTGATATTATGATAGTGTCGAAAGATTAGTGATAGGTCTAAGACAAAATAAAATGTAAGGGAGGAAATCTCCCTCATCGTTTTAATTAAGCTTCGATAGACAGCAGCGGAAATATTAAGAATAAGGATGTGAATTTCAACTCCTTCTAAATTGTTCTTATTATCTATCATCCGTTGCTGTCTATTATTGGTCATTGACGGGAACGTAAGTTCGTGGTATCTTATTATCATAATCCTTATGATTATATCTGCTAGAAAAGAAGTTTAGAAAGCGATTGTTTTCTTGACTTCTTTTTGATTTAATTAATACAGCAGATATTAATTAAATGAGGTGTTAGAATGAAAGCTTTATACTTTAATATATTTATTTGTAAAAATGGTAAAGTAACAAATTATCCTATTAATAAATTGCTTGACCATATCATTATGAAAGACGCAATTGACCGTACAAAAGAAGTGGATGGAAACGTTATTTTTTTGTCGCAACATAGACACCCTGAAATGAAACGGAATTCTAATGGTACATGTAGGGATGGGTATGAATATGAGAAGAATAATAGGACTGTCTGGATTGGTAAGTTTCTACAAGATAAACCTTTTGCGGGTAAAATTGGATCAGAAGAGCTAAAACAAATTACCGGAGATGTGTATCAACCTAATACCTGTTTGTTCATAAGTGATTCACATCTTTTAGTTATGGAGTATACGAATTTAGGACCTAGGAAAATTGCATTGGAAAGTTACTTAAGCCAGTATATCGCTGGTGATGAGTACACAGTTAAACTAATACCAATAGTGAAAGAAAAAATGTTATCATTAGTTAAGTCAAGTGATAGTATTAAGAAAATTGTTCTTACGATAAAAAATCATGATTTTTCATTGAATTCTGTTTTTAAAGATTATGCAAATTATAGTTCTTTGCTGGAGCAAGCAATTGAAAATCCAGCAAAGGCTGGTGAGCAGATGGGCGCAAATGAGACGACAGTAGAATTCAAAAAAGGAAGAATGAAAAAAAATATGTCCTCAGACATGGTATCTAAAGTTTTAAATATGATTGATGTTGACTCGAAGCATTTAGTTTCTGCTAAAGTGACATTTATTAATCCTAAAACTAATGAGAAAGAAACAATCAACCTAAAACTAGACGGGTTCTACAACACTGATTTAGGAGAACTAGATTCAAATGGATTTCCATTTTTAGCAAACAAATTTACAGAACATTATTATGATATCAAAGGAAAAAATAAAAATGCTGAGTACAGGAAATTTTTACCGCTTGAGAATATAGAGATTAAAGACGTTATATTAAAATGATTTATAGTTAGGAGGTATCAAGATGAAAAAAATAGATTGGTTGTTACATCATATATTAATAATTTTAATTTTCTTGACTACCTTGTTCTTATTAGCTGTATATGTATTTTCTAAAAGTGTTTTTAGTAGTTTATATTGTAATATTTATACACTTCTTATTGAAGACAACAACAATTTAATCACAGTCGCTACGGTTCTAATAGGAATATATTTTTCTCTGTATTCCTACATTTTAAGTGCAGATTTGAATTCTTTTTTTGGTAGGCTAAAAGATAGAAATGAACTTAAGTTTTTAATTGCAATGATTAACTTGGGTTTCTTTAGTTCATTTATATTTGTGATATCTTCTCTAGCAAACAATCTTTTATATCAAATATTAAAATGGGGTATAGTCCTTATTTTAGGGATTTTAGTTTTAATTATGTTTGGAACTTTAATTCAAATTGGTGTATATTATGTTTTTATAATCCGAAATGATATACTTACAAAGTTTGACAAAATGCAAGATGATTTACTTGAAGAAGATAAGAGAAAAAAACTTGAGAGAGATATGAGAGAGTTTCTTGATGATTATAACGAAGAAAAAGTACAGAAAAAATTAAAAAAATAGTTATTTTGTTTAGAAAAGGATCGCTCTTTGAGCGGTCTTTTTATTTTAAAAAAAGAGAGGATTTTGAAAATGAATCATGAGAAGTTTATCGAAAAATGCAAGGCTATTGTACGTGAAAGAATTGAAAATGAGATTGCTGACCTAAGTGGAGCAGTGCCTGAGTTTAGTGTTTTCATAGTCTGGTCATGCAAAACACTGCAAAATAGCAAAGCATTAGTCAGCGCTAGCTTAAAAGGAGCACCGTATTTTGAAATTACGTTGAACGGGGACAAAGGTGAAATCTATGTAGATACTTATCTCAAAAAATCAAATGAATGTATCAAAGTCTAGCACATGCTAGGCTTTTTCTTTACATAAAGGAGGCTACATAATGAGAAACTACTGGTATATATCGCTAACTAATGAATATCCTCGAACCATTGATGATTGTTCAGTGCGTGTTGTGCGTTCTGTACAAATGAAAGGGAAGTACTCTATTGTCGAAATGCTAAGAGAAGCTACACCAAACGAAGTGGATAAATGCAAGCTGATATATTGCGGTCATGGCTATTGGAAAGACGAGTATATCCAATACAACATAGAGAGGTGGATAGATAGATGAGTTACCTCGAACATTTGAAACGTTGCTACATGCATTCTAAGAATAAACTTCCTGACAGCTACACAAAAGAAGAAATTGTCCTTCACGTGCTAAAGACAGAAAGCAGTCATACGAATACCTACGCGGATACATACAGCAAGGCAGAGCAGATGGAAGGCTGGACAAGGTTCCTTGGTTGGGTACACGAGAATGCCTAAAAGGAAATGCTCGGTCGCTTGGTGTCGTGAGTATGTAGTCTTGCCCGAAAGATATTGCGAGAAACACAAAGGCAATGCAGACAAGACGTATAACAGAGAAGTAAGACACAACAAAGAGAACATGAAATATGCTCGCTTCTATGCTTCAAGCCAATGGAAGAAGCTAAGACGTAGCAAGCTGGCAGACCAACCACTATGTGAGGAGTGTTTGAGAAATGGGAAAATAACCAGTGCTACGATAGTCCATCACAAAACGGAAGTAAAAGAAGATTGGGATAAAAGGTTAGACTACGATACGTTAGAAAGTATTTGCCAGTCGTGCCACAACAAAGAGCATAAAAAGGCATATAGCCTTAAAAGGCTCTAATTTGCGTTCTAAGGCGTTTCACCTAAAGTGTATATAAATATACTAAATAATAGTTTTGATAAAAAATAAGCCCCCCTATGTCGCTAGAACGAAGAAAATCGATGCCCTCTCTTCTCGAAAAAAAATTCCCTTTAGAAAATTTGTAAAATAGATAGGAGTGATGAAATGAGCAAAGGTAGGCCGAAGAAATTGCTTAACGCAAGCAAAAAGAATTACACAAAAGAAGAAATAGCGATCAAGAAAACCGAAGAAGAAAAGCTATACAACTATCCAAGACTGGACTTTTCAAATTATCCGGTCGGGCTTTTGAAAGAAGCACAAAAAGAGTGGGATAGAATATCTCACTACATTCAGGACTTGCCTATTTCAGAATTAGACCAACAAACAATGATTCGCTACTGCAACTACTCGTATCTGTACGACAAAGCAAGCAAAGAGTTAGACGAACAAGGCTTTTTGATCGATGGTCGTAAAAATCCTTTAATCGATACTGTCAATTCATTCTCGAAAGAACTAAAAACAGCCACTAATGATTTAGGGCTGACAATCAACTCTCGGTTAAAGATCGTTAATCCTCAAGAGTTAGAGAAAGAGCCTGACGACCCTTTTGCTGAAATGATGAACGAAGTTGATAGTGATGATTGATCACGTTCAAAAATACATTGATGAAGTAGAAAATGGGAATATCTTAGTCTGTGAGAAGATACAGATGGCAATTGATAGACACAAAAAGGATATCGAGAGGTCAAAGCGAGATGACTTTCCTTACTACTACGAACCAAAATACACTCAAAATATTGTAAAATTCATTTCAATGCTTCCAGATCCTAAGAGTGGTAAGCCTAATAAGTTGGCACTATTCCAGAAATTCATTCTAGGGATGTTATGGGGCTGGCGAAGAAAGAAAGACAATACCAAGCGTTTCAGAAAAGCCTATCTTTCGCTAGCACGTAAGCAAGGAAAATCGTTGATTGTTTCAGGGATTGCGCTGTACTGTCTAATTTACGAACGAAATCCACGACAAGCAAGACAGATATACGCTACTGCTAACAAACGAGATCAAGCGAAAATCGTTTTCACTATGGTTAAGTCACAACTAAAAGCCTTACGTGGAAAAAGTAAAGCAATCCAGAAATTTACAAAGGTTTTACAAAACGAGCTTACTACGACAGATGATTCATTTATGAAACCACTGTCTGCTGATGCAGATACATTGGACGGTCTCGATACATTATTGGGCATTTTTGATGAGTATGCCCTGTCTAAAACAACGGAAATGATGGATGTTATCGAAACGTCAATGGGGCAACAAATCGAACCGCTAACGATTATCATTTCAACGGCTTCAAGTAAACTAAACTATCCAATGTACTCAATAGAGTATCAGTATGTAACGAAGTTGCTAAAAGAAGAAGTGGTAGGCGATGAGTATTTAGCGCTATGTTGGGAACAGGACAATGCTAAAGAAGTAGCGGACACTGACATGTGGATAAAGTCCAACCCATTAATGGAACTATCAGAACAAAAAGAACGACTAACTGAAAACAAAAAACGACTTTTAGGCGAAGGAAAAGCAAAAGGAAGTATATCAAACGTTCTTACTAAAGAATTCAACATATGGGTTCAATCTTCACAAGAAAGTTATATGAGCGAAGAAGAGTGGACTTCTGCCGTTGCTCCTGATTACATCAAACAAACGGACTTAACAGGGCGTGAGATTTACATCGGTGTCGATTTGTCACGAGTGAATGACTTAACTTCTATTTCGTGGGTCATTCCAATCAGAGAAGAAAGTAAGTTTTTTGTTGATAGCTATTCCTTTGTAGCCAATCGCGGCGGAATTGAAGCAAAAGAAAAAGAAGACAAAACACCATACCGACAATATGAGCAAGCAGGCTATTGCACGATTAGTAGTAGTCCAGACGGATTGATTGACTATCACGATTTAGTCAATTGGCTTACTGATTTCATCGAAAGTAATAACTTTGAGCTAAAAGGTATCTTTTACGATCCGTATAATGCTGGTAATGTTATTACTGATCTATCGAAATTCTACGAGAAAGAAATGATTGAAGTGCGACAAGGGCTGATAACTTTGAATGTTCCGACAAAACAATTTAGAACGGACGTTATTAAAGGAAAAACAGTTCATTCAAACAATCCACTGCTTAACAGAGCAATCAGAAACGCAATCACCAAAGAAAACAACGATACAATCATGATTGATAAGGCAATGAATCGAAATAAGATTGATCCTTTAGATGCGTTGATTAATGCTTACACGCAGGCAATGTACCATGATTTTGATGAAGAAGATATCAATGAATTGATTGAAAGGGGCGAGTATGGCTTTGGATGGTAACAAGTTAAGACTAATCGTGATTATTTTGTATGTTTTAGGGCTAGTTTCATTCATAGCCGCAGCTTTTTTGTTTAACCAGATTATCGGATTCCTGACGGTGGGCATTAGTTTAATGCTTACCGTTTTTATTTTGGTTCGAGAATCAGAATTATAGCTGAAAGGAGGTGGGATAAATGGGTTTATTTTTCCAAACGGAAAAACGTAGCTTGTCCAGTCGTTCGAGTACAATGCTCGACTTCATTTCAACTGTAAATGGGAACACGACCATCAACTTTGACGGAGAAACGGCACTAGAACAGTCTGATGTGTTTACAGCGGTAAAGATATTGGCTGGAGATATTGCCGCCAGCAAGTTCAAGTTTTCCGATAATAAGCAAGCAGACATTCGAAAGTTAGACATGTTGAACAAGTACCCAAACGCAAGTATGACACCATATTCTTTCATGTTTGCTATCACGGCTCAAATGCTTTTGTCAGGGAATGCTTTTGCGATCATTCATGAAAATAGCTTAGAGTTTGCTAAACCGTCACAAGTCGTCGTTTACGAAGATTTAGAGACAGGTGTGTTGCGGTATGAGTACACAAACAAAGCAGGAAATTCGTACCGTGTTGATTCTAGCGAGATGTTGCACTTCAAATATATAACTGTAAACGGAAAAACCGGTATCAGTCCATTGGATGCACTCAAAACAGAACTTTCCATGCTCGACAATGGGAACAAAATGCTAAGTTCCTTCTTCAAGAAGGGGATTCAAGCAGGTGGAGTTTTGAAGCTCAATAAAGGTACGCTGAATAACAAGGCTAAAAAGCAAATTAAGCAAGACTTCGAAGAAGTAAACAGCGGTGCTTCAAACGCTAATAGCGTAATTGTTTTGGACGATACACAGGAATTCAAACAGTTTGAGCTAAATACGGATATTTTGAAGATGATTCAAAACAACGTGTACTCGACAAAACAAATTGCTAAAGCGTTCGGCATTCCTTTGTCACGTTTTGGTATGGAGTTAGTCAATACCAAAGACGATTCGGCTAACGATTCCTACGTTTCTAGTACGCTTAGGGCGCTCTCACAGATGATTACAGACGAGTTAGCAATCAAGTTAGGTATTAATGTAGAACTTGACTTCTCTACGCTTACAGGTCAAGACAAGGCTTCTAGGATGAATAAAGCAATGGAAGATGGCAACGGCGGAGACGGTTATCTACTGATTAATGAGGTCAGAGATTATTACGGATTGCCAAGCATTCCTAATGGGGATGTTTTGTACACGAAAACCACAGCGAAAGGGGGTGGGAATAGTGGAAATGGAAATTCGGAGTTTAGCGGAAATCCAATCAACGGACAATCGAACGATTGAGGGCTACGCAATGAAATTCAATTCGTTGAGCAGAGACCTTGGGGGGTTCAAAGAAATAATTTCGCCACAAGCGTTGGATACAACCGATTTATCAGATGTTCGCTGTTTTGTCGATCATGATTCAAGTATGGTTTTAGGAAGAACGTCATCGCAAACGCTAGAGTTGGAAGTGGATGACGTAGGACTTTATTTCAGATGTCAACTGCCAAATACTTCTTACGCCAACGATTTGTACGAATCCATAAAACGTGGTGATATCAACGAATGTTCGTTCGGTTTTGCCGTAAAAGATGATTCTCAAACGTGGGAAAACCAAGATGGAATGTATATCCGCAATCTAAATAAGATCGACGAATTATTCGAAATATCGATTGTTTCGATCCCAGCTTACGAAGGAACGGATGCAGTCTTAGCGCAACGATCATTGAAACGAGTAATCAATGAAAAAGAAAAACGAAAATTAGAGATAGAACTAGAGCTTCTAAATTACTAGAGGTTCTTTTTTTATACAAAAAAATAAGGAGTGAACACATTGGATATTGAGAAATTGAAAGAACAAGCGCAACAGGCGCTGGATTCAGGCGATTTAGAGACAGCTAAGGACTTATTAGCAAAAATCAAAGAAGCAAAAGAATCGAAAGAAACAGACGACCAATTGAAAAAAGATTTAGCTGATGAATTGAAAGAGTTGGACGAAGAAACAAAAGCAACTGAAATTCAAGAAGCTAAACCTAAAGAACAACAATCACAACCAGAAAAACAAGAAAGTACAGAATCAACAAACAGCACAAATCTGATCGACAAAAAAGACAAAGAGGAGAAAAGATCAATGGAAGTTATCCTAAACGACAAAAAAGAAACATACACACGCTCAATCAATCAATTCATTCGTACAAAAGGAGAAAAACGCGACGGATTGACAACAGTCGGAGCAGAAGCAGTTATTCCAGTTGACCGTATCACTAAACCAGAAAAACAACCCGAAACAGTTGTCGACTTACGTCAACACGTAGGACGTGTGCCAGTAACAACAGGTACAGGATCATATCCAATTTTGAGAGCTAACAAAAATAAAATGACCTCTGTGGCTGAATTGGTTAAAAACCCAGAGTTAGCTAAACCTGAATTTACAAAAGTAAACTACGAAATTGCCACTTACCGTGGATACATTCCAGTTTCTCAAGAAGCATTAGACGATTCCGATATCGATCTAGGCGATTTGGTCGCTGAACATATCCAACGTCAATCTTTGAATACTTCTAACGCTGCTATTGCTGCTAAGTTGCAAACAGCAACAGCTAAAACAGTGACTGATATTGATGGTTTGAAAGATATTGTAAATGTAACGATTGACCCAGCTTACAACGTGAAATTCATTGCTTCTCAAAGCTTCTTCAACGAGTTAGACAAAATGAAAGACAATGACGGACGTTACTTGTTACAACAAGACGTTACAGTTGCTTCGGGTTACAAACTATTAGGGCGTGAAGTTGTTGTAATGGCTGATGATGTTATTGGTACTGCTGCAGGCAATAAGGTAGCATTCGTGGGCGACCCTTCACTTTTTGTTAAATTCTTTGACCGTCAACAAGCTTCAGTACGTTGGGTAGACAATGATGTATATGGTCAACTATTAGCTGGCTTTGTTCGTTTCGATGTTGAAGTAGCCGACACTGCTGCAGGCTTTTACGTAACACTGGGCCCAAAAGCATAGACCCATCCGGCGTAACGTTAAACAAAACAACGACTACGCTTGCGGTGGGGGTATCAGAAACACTGTCAGCGACTGTCTTGCCAGCTGGCGCAACGGACAAATCGGTTAAATACAGTTCTAGCGATGAGGAAATTGCCACAGTAACGCCGGTTCAAGGCAAAATCACAGGTATTGCAGCTGGTACAGCAACAATCACTGCAACAACTGCAAACGAAAAAACTGCGGTGTGTGAAGTTACCGTAACTGCTAAATAGGCGGTGAGTAAATGGAATTAAGCGAGTTGAAAAACTTTTTGCGAGTGGATCATGACTTGGATGATGATTTACTCGCAATGCTCCAAAAAACAGCAGAAGAATTCATTTTAGGCTCGATTGAGGTAGAAATGACTGCTGATAAACGCTTTGATTACGCTGTGACGTTGCTTGTTTCTAACTGGTACGACAACAGAGTAGGTACTTCTACGCAGGCGCTGAATGAAATTCCGTTTGGAGTGACTGCTTTGATTCATCAGTTGAGGGGGTTAGATCATGGCGTTAATACAGACGAGTGACCTAAGTCAACGTATTGACTTTATAAAGGATACGATAGTCAAGGACGAGGACGGCCAGCTGGTCACCACACCTGAGACTGTTTTTTCATGTTGGGCTTGTGTTCAAACACAACGCTTGAGCGATGTCAAAGCTTCAATCGGGACGGTTCTTGAGGGGACGTTAACGTTTATTATCCGCTATCAGCAAAAAGTAGAACTCGAAAACGACATGAAAGTGCGTTGGAAAGGCAAAACTTTTGAGATTATCACGATCACCAAAGGAGAGTTTGCCAAAGATTTCACCACTGTCATTGCGAAAGAGGTTCAAAAATGAGTGTAGAAGTCGATGCAACCGAAGTGTACAAAGCGCTTAGGGAAGTAAAAGCAAACGTTCAACGAGTGGAAAGCCCAGCACTTAGAAAAGCTGGGGAGTACGCTCAAGAAAAGTTACGACAAAACACACCTTACTGGGATGGAACGAAGTCAAACGGTAAACGTGGTTCGTATATGCAAGAACATGCTAAGAACCATGTGGTTACAAGCTCGGTAAAAAACGGATTGATAGAAGTCGGCTATGACAAAGATGTTTCTTGGCGGATGCACTTTATCGAGTTCGGAACAATCAAACAACGTCCAAAAGGTTTTGTACAAAAAACACAAAAGCAAATCGAAAAACAAGTAACACAAATCATTGCTGACGAAGTAAAAAGGAGGCTAGGACTTTGAAAACGGCAGTATCACAAGTCTATTCAATTCTGAATAGCAATGAAAAAACAAAGAACATTGATTTTTACACCAATAGTGTTCCGGAATCAGCTCAAACAGTACCTAGCCTTCCAGTTGGCAGAATTACAGAGATATCCGGCAACTATGAAGATTTTGCAAGCAACAATCCTTTGACCATTCAATTTAACGTACAGGTAGATGTATGGGTGTCAACCATGAAAGAGGTTGATGCCTTTTATTTTGCCCTTGATGAGGTTATGAGGGGGAATGGTTGGCAATGCGCATACACGGAACAAACAGATGACGAGGACTTGGAAGGTGCAAAGCGGATTATCAAACGATATGTAGCAAATATTTCACTAAATTAAAAGGAGAGAAAATAGATGGCAACAGTAGGATTTGAGAGCGTCATTTTTGGCGTAAAAACAGGTGTAGGCGGCACTCTAAAAGAATTAGTAGCAGATAAGTCGAAAGGCGGAGCGATCGAAGCTAAAATCACTGGATTAGGCGCAACTTCTAACACGACATACGCTTCAAACGTACCATTCTTCATTGCAAGTAAAGGGGTTTCGTCACCAAAAGTTACGCTTGATGTGGCAGACTTAATGGATAACGGCATTTACAGCGAAATCATTGGCGCTAAAACCGTGGAAGGTGCAAATGTAATTGGTTCAGAAACTGAAGCGCCTTACGTGTCGGTAGTCATGGTTACAGCGAACAAAGAAGGAAAACGCTTATTCATGGGATTAACAAAAGGAAAATTCAGTCATCCAGATATCGACATGAAAACAGCTGAAGACAAAGGGGTAGAATTGCAAACCGATTCCATCGAAGGGGAATTCATTTCTGATGAACGTGGCTATGTATTTATGACTGCCGTTGAATCAGAAGGAATGACCTTGGATGCATTCAAGAACTTGGTAAATAACAAAGCGGTGGAGTAGTTAACCCTGCATCTGCACCAATGACAGATACAGGGACACCAAAAGAACCAGAACCAAAAATTGATACACAAGGTTAGCCATTTTTGGCTAGCCTTATTTTTTGTAAAAACAAGGAGGAAAACAAATGATTGAATTGCAATTGAAACTTGACGGAAAGAAAAAAACATTCAAACAACAAGATATTTCCGCACGTGCAATGCGTGAGTGTATCAAATTTTACGAGAAAGCGGAAAAAGCAGACCTAACTGATTTAGAAGCAATTGATTCAATGATTGCAATTACAGCAGATATTTTCCAAGATCCAGCAGTTACATTTGATGCTATTTTAGACGGTTTGACTGCGAGCGAGTTAGTACCGGCATTAGAAAGTGTTTTTGAACAAATCAATGAACTGGGAAACAATGAAAAAAAGCAGATGGCGAGCAAAAAGAGATAAGTTTTTCTGAAGCTAGGAAAGCAATGGATCAAATCTACAAAGATTTAATCGAAGCAGGTTGGACGATGAGAGATGTGGACGAAGCCGACTATCATTATTTGTTACACCTTTTTGGAGAAGTGGAGAGTGGCGAAGAATATGTAGATGGTGCTGATTTCATCAAACAATTTTTATCGGCTGAAGACTTGGTAAAACTTGAGGAAGGAGGTAAATAATGGCAGGAAAAGGACAACCGGCAGGAAATATCAAGCTAGGGATTAGTTTAGATAGCACTAATTTTGGTAACACGCTGGACGAAATCAATGCGAAAGTCAAACAAGCTGAGTCGAATATGCGTGCCAATCTAAAGGCTTATGATTCAGCAGGACGTTCATACGAAGCACTTAGTCAAAAGACGAAAGACTTGTCTACGGTTATGGAAGGGCAAAACGCCAAAGTAAGAGAATTAACAAAGCGCCGTGATGAAGCGATTAGCAAGTATGGCGAGGAATCGAAACAAGTTGCTAACCTTAACACACAGATAAACAATGCTACCGCAAAATATAATGCTTACAGTCGCCAGTTGAACGACACAAAAAAAGAATTGGTGTATTCCAAAACAGCCGTCAATGATTTATCTAATGAAATCAAAGAAAATGAACGACAAATGAACGCCGAAGTAAAAGCGTTGAAAGCCGCTGGTGATGAATCTGGTGCGTTTGAAGCAAAACAAAAAGGGCTAGCCAAACAAACGGAATTATCCGAGAAAGCTATCGAAGAACAGCGCAAAGTTGTGAAACTGATGGCTGATGAATTTGGCGATTCAGCAGATGAAACTGAAGATGCAAAAAGGGCATTAGAAAAGTTAGAACGACAAAGCCAAATATCTAGCAGGCAATTAGAAGCACTCAAAAGCTCCAGCGATCAATCAGGAAAAAAAATAGAAGATTTTGGCGACAAGTCCACAAGGTCAGCTAGGAAACTGGACGGACTAAAAGACAAATTAAGCTCGCTAAAAAGCGCATTTTCGTTTGGTGCAGTTGCTGGATTAGCGCATAACGCTATTAGCAGTGTAGTAAGTGGCGTGCAAGGCTTGGTTGGCGAAGCAGTAAACGCATCGGATTCATTGATGAAGTTTTCGAAAACCATGGAGTTTGCTAACTTTGGGAAGTCACAGATAGAAAGCTCGAAAAAAGAAATGAAAGACTACGCCGATAAGACGGTTTATGGTTTAGAAGAAATTCTGAACACAACCGCACAATTGGCATCTAATGGGATTCCTAACTATACAGAACTAACCAAGGCGGCAGGTAACTTGAATGCCGTTGCAGGCGGTTCTAGTGATACATTCAAATCCGTTGCCATGATGCTAACGCAGACGGCAGGAGCTGGGAAACTAACAACTGAAAACTGGAATCAATTAGCAGATGCGATACCAGGTGCTTCAGGGCTGTTACAAGAAGCTATGTTGAAAAACGGAGCTTATACAGGAAACTTCCGTGATGCAATGGCACAAGGTCAAATCACTTCCGACGAGTTCAACCAAGCAATTGTACAGTTAGGTATGAATGACGGAGCAGTTAAGGCAGCCACTTCCACAGACACATTGAGCGGTTCTTGGGAGCAGATGAAATCCACTGTAATAAATGGGTTGCAAAGTATTATAGACAAAGTAGGCGTTGAAAATATCACTGGTTTCATCAACAGAGTAACAAAAGGGATTGAAAATTCTATTCCTAAAATTACTCAATTTATAGGTTGGTTGAGAGATATTGGAACGTGGATCGTTGAAAATAGAGAGCCACTAACATGGATTGTCGGAATCATAGGCGGAATTACATTAGCAGTAAAAGCATTGAACGTAGCAAGTATGTTGCTGGCAATTACTGGCGGAACATTGGCAGCCCCTTTTGTGGCGATTGGTGTAGCATTAGGCGCACTAGCAGGTGCTTTGGTGATAGCTTATACAAAATCCGAAACGTTTAGAAACATAGTCAATGCAGCTTTTACAGCTGTGAAAAATGTAGTTATGGGCGTTGTCAACAACTTGGTGGCATACTACAAAATGTTGTGGGGCGTGTTGCAGTGGCTTTGGGAAAAAATAAAAGAATGGGCTTCATGGATTGGTAATAAATTCATTGAAATGAAGAACAGCGTTGTGAACACAGTTCAAAGTTTGTGGAACAGCGTGAAAAACTTCTTCAGCAATGGCGTTGGAGACACTTGGAATAAGGTAGTTGGCTGGGCTAGAAACGTGTGGAACAAATTTGGTGAGCTAAAAACCAATGCGACACGTGCAGTTACAGACACATGGACAGGAATCAAAAACTCATTTAGCGGAGGCATTAGTACTGTTGTAAACTGGATGAAAGATTTACCTCACAAAATAGCTAGCGCAGTAACAAATGGCAAAAACGCAGTCACAAATGCGTTCAAAAGTATTTTCAACGCAGCACTTAAAGCGATAGGTAACCCCGTTAACGCAATCATCCATGGAGCTTCATGGGTTCTTGAGAAATTAGGAGCTGAACCTCTACAAGAATGGGACGTACCACAATACGCAAAAGGAACACCAAACGGAGGTCATCCGGGCGGGCCTATGATGGTAAATGACGGTAGAGGTGCTGAAGCGGTAATCACACCTAACGGACAAGCATTTATCCCACGAGGGCGAAATGTAGTGTTGAATGCACCAAAAGGCACACACGTTCTAACAGCTGAAGAAACAGCTTATATGACTGGAAACAAAGCACCAAGATATAGATACGCCAAAGGTACAGGCTTTTTCGGAAATCTATGGAACAACGTCAAAGGATTTGCTGGAGATGTTGGAAACAAGCTGAAAGATGTAGTCGGCGATGTATGGGATTTTGTAACAGACCCGGGAGCGTTGGCTAGGAAAGTGTTAAATGGTCTTGGCGTACTGGAAGGGCTTGTCAAATATCCTTTAGATGTTGGTAAAGGTATTCTAAGCAAGGCTACCGAAGCATTGACGAACAAAATCACAGAACTATTCAGCAGTGGCAGTTTAGACACTTCAATGGGCATGCAAGGCGTTTACAAATACTTGGCGGACGTTGCAGTTGCAGTAATGAAGAAGTTTCCAGGCTTTGTGGCAACTAGTGGGTATAGACCAGGTGACCCCTATTCGCATGGTAAACGTAATGCCATTGATATTGCACTACCTGGTGTCACAGGAGGCTCGCCACGCTACACAGAAGCAGCCAATTACGCATTTGAGAAGTTTGCAAACAAAATCGGCTATGTTATCACAAATGGTAAGGTTCGTGACCGTTCAGGACAATCAGGTACAGGTATTCACAATGATTGGAGACCATGGCCCGATGGAGATCACTATGATCATGTGCATTTAAACGGTGTGAAAGACCCACAAAACACTCAAATTTCAGGAGATAGCGTGGGAGGCAGTGGGGTAGAACGCTGGCGCAATGTAGCAATTAGAGCGTTGAAAATGACCGGTCAATACAGTACTGCAAACTTAAATGCATTACTAAATCAAATGCGTACAGAGTCAAATGGTAATCCTAATGCAGTTAACAATTGGGATATTAACGCCAAAAATGGAACACCATCAAAAGGGTTGCTCCAAGTGATTGACCCGACATTCAGACAGTATGCAATGCCAGGATTCAACAGCAATATTTTTGACCCACTATCTAACATCTTAGCTTCAATCAGATACGCACTATCAAGATATGGCTCACTAACAAATGCCTATCGTGGAGTTGGTTACGCAAACGGTGGAATTGTAAACCAACATCAAATTGCGGAAATCGCAGAAGGAAACAAGCCAGAAATTATTATTCCGTTAGATAAGGCTAAACGATCAAGAGCGATGCAGTTGCTTGCGATTGCTCAAGATAAGTTAGGAGTAAAACCAAAAAGCCTAAATAATAGTAGCGATTCGAGCGGAACGTTAGAAACATTAGTTTCACTGATGATTCAGCAGAATAACTTGCTATCTAAACTTTTAGCAAAAGACACAAGTGTCAAACTTGATGGTAAAGCAATTGCAGACAATACAAATGGATACTTAGGTAATCAGTTGAAACGTTCGCTATATACAACAGGTTAGGAGGGATAAAGTGAATGGCTATTTAATCGATTTTCGCTTCATAAAAAATCAAGAGATAGTATCTCTAAAAGAAAAATTGGGCATAGAGTGTATTTCTTTTGCACGAAAAGCACCACAACTAAATGTAGAATACCAAGAATTTTCAGGGTCAAACGGTTCGAGAGAAGTCGAAAAAAGTTTCAAATCGTTCACTATCGAAGTGGAATTTTATGCTGAATTCAAAAATATGTATGACTATCAACTAAAAGAAACTGAATTATATGCGTTTCTATTCGATGACGAAGGATATTATGTTTTTACAGATAGAGAACCGGGCAAAAAATACTTTGTCCGTCCTAACTCAGTAGAAGTGAATGAAGTTGGTCTAAGATACGCAACTTACAAGACGACTTTCACTGTTTTTAGAGGTTGTTCCGAATCGATGGCTTCCACGTTATCGGATTTTTCACTGTCTAATGAATGGCAATTTTCACAAGGTCTAGTTGCGGAAAATTATAAGTATACGCACCGAACCAGTAATTTTATCATTTATAATGCTGGCGATTTTGCTATTGATCCACGTGAACATGCTCTAAAAATCACTTTGGAAGGTGAATCAGAAGGAAACGTGACTATTTTCAACAAAACGACAGGGGAACGATTCATCTACTATCCGGAGTTTTCTACGTCGCTAGGCCAAACTTTGACTTTAGACCGTGTTTATCCGAAGTTGAACGGTGTAAATTGCGGAATTGACACGAATTTAGGTTTGATAACGTTAGCGGTTGGAACGAATGAAATTGAAATACAAAATGTTACTAGAGTGGAGTCAAAATGGGACTTCAATTTTTTGTATAAGTAGGTGGGAATTTGAAAGATATTTTTATCCAAGACTACGAGAAAACAAAAAAAGAAATATTGACTGACTACGATAAAAGTACATTTACTGAAAATTGGCAAGAGAACGAAACGTGGGAAATTTCGTTCACTATTGTCAAAACAAAATTCAATGAATTGGCTTTTGATTTAGTCGATTATGAAAATTCAGTATTTTTCAATGGACAAGAGTTTATCGTAAAACAAATGGGCGTTTCTGCCGAAGGGGCAGCAATCACAAAAACAGTTACAGCCACGCACATTTACTACACCATGCAAGATGGCTTTCAGTACGACACAATCACAGGAACACGCTCTATCAACCAACTGCTAGCGCATGTTTTCAAACCTGATAACCGTGGATTTACATGGAATGTTGTAGATCCGAACAAGAAGTTTTTGCCAGTTGAACAAGAAAACTTCGGGAATGGGAACTATTTGAAACTGGTTGAAGAAATTTTGAAAGACTATGATGCGATAGTGATTCCGGACAACAAACATTTAACATTCTATCCACGCTCAGAGTTCGGCGATAAAGTTCAGGAGCAGATTCGATACAAATATAACACGGATTCAGTGAAGTTCGACATAGACACCTATTCGTTGAAAACACAGATAAAAGGATTTGGCAAGAAAAAAGAAGACGACACTTACTACTTCACGCCAATCACATATACAAGTAAGCAGTCGGAAAAATGGGGTATACGTGTCCAAAGTCCAGTTAGTGATGATCGTTACACCGTTTCAGGGAACATGCTAGAACGTTTGAAACAAGACTTGCAAGACTATCCAACAATCACTGGCACAGTTACTATGAAATGGCGTGTAGAGCCTAATAAGGGCGATTACGTGGCGTTTGTCTATGAGCCGTTAGGTGTCAATACCTATATTCAAGTGGTAGGAATCAAGACGTATCCAGCATTGGAAAATAAACCGCCAGAAATCACATTGAGCAACACAAAGAAAACAATGACGTCGATACTCGCTGAAATGGCGAAGAAAGGAGTGATTTGATGGGGTTATTAAAATTAATCAGTAACCGTATCTCTACAGAATGGAAAGAGAAATTCAATAAAAACATTGACTACCTCAATGATCTTGAAAAGAAATTGTCTGATCAAGACAAATCAACGAATAGTCGTATTGATAATCTCGTAATCAACTCGGGTGGTGATTCACCAAACGAAGTGGTGGATGCACGTGTAAATAATAAGGGAGAAACCTTTCCTACTTTACACGGCAGATTGGTAGAACACGAAACCCTGACAGATGAACAAATTAGTGAATTAATTACAAATGCCGCTAGTCAGAAAGCACAAGTAGAGCAATTAAACAAAGCAGTCCAGCAAATCATTGGAGGGTATAACGAACCTATCAATATTTACGTTTCAAAGGATGGAAGCGATCAGACGGGCGATGGTGCGGAAGAAAGCCCATTTGCAAGTATACAAGCAGCAATTAATACAATTCCATTGATTACCATGGCTCCAATTACAATTTTCGCAGAGGATGGAACATTCTTAGAAGATATAGTGATTAAAGGTTTATCTTATCAATCTTTAACCATACGACCGATTAATGACATAAGTAGTATTGACCCGTTAACCTCGGACTTACCAGTTAAAGTAAGAAGTATAGCTGTCACTGCTTGTTCTGGACACACAGATATTGTTGGAATTCAAATAGTTGATACTGCAAACGCGCCGTTGTCTCCTGATGGTAAACGATATGGAATTATGAATGAACAAAGCGGATATATGGGATTGAATAAATGTAAGTTTGCTGAAAACACTAAATCAATGAATTATAACGCTATATATGTTGGCGGTGTATCAAAACTTCGGATGTATGGATATACTACTGTTATTAATCAAGACACCGCCTTATGTGTTCGTCGTATGGCTGAAGCATTAGCTGGTTTAGAAGGATCGGGGAATAATATAGGCATTCGTTGTGATGATGCGATTGTAAGAGGGACTGTTCCGTCAACATTTGCTACGACTGCCACGAGTATTGGTGGAAACGGCTTGATTATTTCCAAAGGGCAGGTGTTAAGTTAATGGTTTATAAAATGAATGAATCGATCATTGTGATTCAAGCAGAAGCCACTAGTCCAAACAGGACGAATGTTGTTTTTTGGTCGCATGATCGAGGAACAGCTAAGCTTCGAATGAAGTTAGTTCGGAAAAACGGCATCCCTCAAAGCTTACCCGAAGGGACAACTGTTCCGATTCGCTTGATGTTCAAATCTGCAACGGCAGAAGGTGGTTATGGTAAACATGACTATCTAGCTACGGTAGAAGATCCTGTGAATGGAATTGTTTCTATTGTGTTAGAGGATAATATACTGGGATACGTAGGCACCGTAGAAGGTAGCGTATATATTGATTTCCCAAACGACCGCTCGTTAGATACAGCTGGTCGTTTTACTTTTTATATCAAACGCAGTCCAATTGATGATAGTACGCCAGAACTAGAAGATTATTACTTCAATGGTTTCAGTCAGACCATTGATAAAATCGAGAAAATTCTAGCTGATGGAAAACAAGAGATTGATCAGAAAATTGCGGAATCCGAAACGCAGATTGATGCGAAATTAAAAGACACAAACGACAAAATCACGAAAGCTAATCAAGATGTCGCAACTCTCAATACTAATATTGATAAAGCGAATGATCGTATCGATCAAACGAATCAGCAAATCGGTGATCTCGGCAAGCTGAAAAAGATGTACAGTAACAGCGCTGATTTTGGTGACTATGATTATAGTGGGAATCCGAATTTAATGCGTGTAATTAAAGCTTCTGATTTTAGGAGAGATGGCAATAGTGACGTCTTAATATCAGACGTAGAATACAATAGTATACGTTTAACTTCTCAAGGGGTCAACCGTCTTAGTGCGTATACTGAAACTAACATACCTAGTTTAGTTACTGGTAAAACGTATACTATAAGCGCAAAAGTTAAAATAGAGGAAGGTACAACTGGTGACATTGACCAGCTGAGAGTAGCTTATCGTAAAACTAAGGATGGTACAGTATTGCTTACTGCTATCAGTGACGGAGCAGTAGTAGGTAAAGAAATAATAATAAAGGGTACAGCAGCTGTTAATTATAAAATCACAGAATTATCAAGATTTTATTTAGAAATTAAAGCAGTATCTACAACAGGTATTATAAACGGTAGTGTGATTGTTAGCGATGTTAAGATTGAAGAAGGCTCAACAGCCACCCCATACCAGCCTAACTTGCTTGATGCACCGTATTATTTGAGTAAGGTGGCTTTGGGTGAGAACATTGCTAATAAGTCTGTTGCGTTTCCAATTAAATCTAGCGCGTACGAAATATATAACAGTAACATGAAAGAAGGACTTGTGATAGGTCAAACGTATACTATCACGCTTAAAGGAACAAAACCCGCAAGTCAAACCTTTGTAGCATATAATTGTTGGAACATTAATCTTGGAAACCTAAAACCGGTTGAGGGATTGACAGACGTATGGTCTCTAACATTCACACCAACGTATCTTGAGACAACTGCACCTAAAGACCTTCGTATTTATCAGAATCCAGAATCAACAGTAGGTCCATGCCAAATTGACTGGCTCAAGATTGAAAAAGGCGACACACGAACCCCGAATATTAGTCAGTTTAAATACTTCGGTGAAGGTTTGAAAGACAGCGACAATCCGAACGACTACAGCTGGGATGTCACACCTGAATATACTGAAAAAGGCTTGAATGATTCTGTGAGCTTAACCGAACCACAGTCAGTTGAAGGTTTAAAAAACTTTGAAGATGGGTTGCAGATTGCAGGTAAAGAAGTTGCTACAGTTCCAGAAGATACCGGATGGGTAAATCTAACAGCGATCAACGGCCACTCTTGGAATAAACAGGGACAAATCAGGAGAATTGGAAAACTAGTGATGTTCCGTGGATCATTAAAAGGTAGCACGCTAAGTACACAAGATTTTTGTACGATTCCAGAAGGATTTAGACCAAGTAATCCAACTGATAATTATGAGTATCAATTCTTGTTACCACCACAAAGTAGCAATACTTTAGACAATGGCGGGATGGCTTATATCCGACCGAACGGCGTTTGCGGTCTACCTTCATTTAGGGGAACAGTCAACTTGTTTTTAGCACCAATTCAATACTATATAGACTAGGAGTGAAATAAATGAAAAACATTTGGAAATACGGACGTACTGGTGGAGAGTACGCAGGAAAAGTATTGGACGACATGCTTGTGTCCGTTCCCTACACGGATCAGCCACCGCTTGAAGGGATTCGTGCTGATGGTGAACCGCTAACGATCGCTGATCAGATGTTTGATCCTAAATTGAATCAATGGATTATTTTAGCAAACGCACTAGATCACAACGATTTAAACAATCTCAAAGCGATGTACGAGGCTCTGGAACATGAAAATGACAACCTAAAACAGCTAAATGCCAAACTCATGCTAAACGATGTAGCAATTAAACAGGAAAACACTGCATTGAAAGAAAAAGCTGATAGTTTAGCGCAAATCAATTCAAAGACAATGCTTGCTTCGCTTCAAAACAGCAAGGATATTGCAGAAATTAAAAAGCAATTAAATCCAGAATCAGAAGGAGGTGAGTAGTATGTTTAGTTTTAGCGATGTGAAAATGATGTTTGACTGGGGCTGTTTTACAGAAGAACAGGTTCGTGAGTTTGTGCCATTGTGTATTACAGACGAAGAAGCAGATAAAATCATTAGCAAAGAAGAGAGCGCATCTTAATTGATGCGCTTTTTATCAAAAATAGGCGAGAATTCCCCCACTTCAAACAACTTGTAAGGGTGTTAAGTGGGGGTAGTTCAATTTGATTCAAGGAGTTGTCACATGATTAATTTAGGGGAATGGGGAACAATCGCAGGATCAATCACTGCGATTGTTTCTTTGATTTTATTAGTAATAAAACCAATTACTGCATCTTTCTCGAAGATTACTGAGACTCTTTCAAAAGTAAGTCACAATTTAGATTTGCTGACTAAAGATTTAGAATCGAGCAAATCAGATCGATTGATGATTCATGAAGAACTAAAGAAACACGATGAAAGATTAGATACACATGCAGAAAAATTGGTAGAACACACACAACAAATTAAAACTTTATTTAGGGAAACATCTCGATAAAAATAGAAAGAAGATGAATAAAGATGATCTTACCTGATAAATATTATCAAATCATTAAGTGGGCGGTACTTACGGTACTTCCGGCTACATCTGTATTAGTTGCAACACTAGGCAAAGCGTATGGATGGAATGGAACAGATATGACAGTACTCACTATCAATGCAGTAGCGACGTTTTTAGGTGTTATCACTGGTGTGTCGGCTTATAATTTGAAAAAATAGGAGGAAACAAATGAAAAAGAAAATCATTTTATCATTGAGCCTACTAATGGCTCTTTTTTTATTGCCTTCGAATGCTTTTGCCTACACTATTAACAATGAATTTAATTTGGGCCCAAACGAAGGTAGCTCTCAAGTAGCGAATAATAAGTATATTTTACTGCATGAAACAGCTAATGAAACAGCAACAGGGCGCAATGAAGCGCAGTATATGAAACGTTCATGGACTAGTGCTTACACTGCTTATATTGTGGGAGACGGCGGAACTGTTTATCAAGTCGGTCAACCTGGTTATGTACAGTACGGTGCTGGTTCGTATGCTAATGCCAACAGTCCTGTGCAGATTGAGTTACAACACACACATGATAAAGCAATTTTTGAAAAGAACTATAAAGCATATGTTGAATTGGCTAGAGATTCAGCAATGAAATATGGTATTCCATTAACATTAGACACTCCTTATAACCAACCAGGAATCAAATCGCATTTATGGGTAACACAAAATATCTGGGGAGATCATACTGATCCATACGGTTATCTTTCTGAAATGGGTGTTAGCAAAGAAAAGCTTGCTTATGATTTAGCTCATGGATTTACCGATGAAAATCCAACTACTTCGGAGGATAAACCAGTCATTGATCCAACTCGAGCAGGTGCAGCAAATCCTACACTGACAGATGGAACGAATTACGCCCACATTGATCAGTTTGGAGAAATCGAAAATGCAAACTTGCATGTGGCTGGATGGCACATTGCTAACTATAAATACGAGTATATTTTCATTATGGATTACAATACTGGAAAAGAATTAGCTCGAGTAAGAGCTGATGGAATTTATAGATCAGATGTAAATCAAGCTTATAATACTTCTGGAAATGTTGGTTATCATGTATCTTTCAATATGCGTAATTTTCCTAATAAGAAAGTCTATGTCATGATGCGTGCAACGAATGATCCAGAAGGGAACACTAAAGGCGGTGCGCAAGATTTCCATGACAAACGTTGGTATTTAAATATTCCGCAACGATAAAAAAATAGCCCCTCGATGAGGGGCAGTACATAATTATATTGAAAACTATAAAAATCATTCGATAAAATAGTGATGTTGTCGCATATCTTCACTATCACTCATAAATAGTCACACTCCAAGATATGCGATAACAGGTTTGTTGCCACACATTCTACTGGTTGATTGTTTATGGCTTTCCGTACCCTTAGCTCAGTTGGTTAGAGCAGACGGCTCATAACCGTCCGGTCGTAGGCTCGAGCCCTACAGGGTACATTAATGTAGCCATTTGAATCGTTGTGTGTTAGAATTTTTTGAAGAGTATTATACAAGCTAAAGCTTTTCTTCATTGCCACTCAAATGAGTGGCTTTTTTATGTATCCTTTTATGGATTAATGAAAGGATGTTTCACATAGTTATACTTCTGTA